TAAGGAGAAGTGAAAAAAGAAAGAGAGAGGGAACTCGATATTTTTCTAGCGTCAAAAATTTGGCTTACTTAACAGACTTAACTAATATGGAGGCGTATTGCTTAACAAATAAAAAATGCTGATAACTTTTGCAGATTTAGCGCAGTTAAAAAACGTGTCTAGGAGTGCAGTTAGCCAAAGAAAACGAACAGGGATTTTGGAGGGTGCGATTGTTAAGCACAACGGCAAAACACTACTTAACAAAGAATTAGCGGTTGAATTATGGGATAAAAATAGTGTTCCAGCTCCTAGCCCAATTACAGCGGAGACAAAAAAGGAACTAAAGAAACAGGTTCAGGATATGCCAGCGGATCAAATACCAGATTTCAATGTTTCACGTGCGAAAAACGAATTTTATAAAGCGGAGTTAGCAAGGATTCAAGTTGCGCAACAAAAGAAAGAATTGATAAGTGCGAAAGAAGTTGAGAAGAAAAGTTTTGAATTGGCGGTTGGTATTCGTGAAGCGTTTTTAACTCTGCCTGATCGGGTTAGTAATTTATTTGCAAGTGAAACAGATTCAACGGCAATTGATGGGGTGTTAAGAAAAGAAATTCATTCTTGTTTAGAAAGTTTTGTAAAAGCAGCATGAACCCATTTGAAAAAGGATTTTTAGAGGGCATTATTCCGCCGCCCCCGATGACGGTTAGCGAATGGAGTGATAAACATAGGCGTTTAAGTTCAAAAGGGTCTAGTGAACCGGGGCCATGGCGAACAGATCGAACGCCTTATTTAAAAGAGCCCATGAATTGTTTATCTGTGACAAATACAGATGTTGAAAGAGTTGTAATGATGTTCGGAGCGCAAACAGGGAAGACAGAAGCGGGTATAAATTTCCTCCTTTATACGATTGATCATTGCCCGGCTCCTGTGCTTTGTGTTGCTGCCTCGTTGGATATGGTGAAACGGATGAGCCGTCAAAGATTAGAGCCTGCATTTGAAGAAACGCCAGTTATTAAAGCCAAGATTGCCCCGCAAAGATCAAGGGATGCAAGTAATTCGATGTTTATAAAAGAGTATCCAAATGGGATATTGATGTTGACAGGTAGTAACTCGCCTGCGGGTTTGCGTAGCGCTCCAGTTCGTTATTTATTTCTTGATGAAATAGATTCCTACCCTGCGGATGCATCCACTTCTGGGGGAGTTAGTGAAGGCGACCCCTGCGAATTAGCAATAAAAAGAACTTCAACTTTTAGCCGTAAAAAAATATTGATGACAAGTACACCAACAACAAAAGATTTTAGTCGGGTTGAAAATGAATATTTAGCTTCAGATATGCGGAAATATTGGGTTAAAGCGCCTTGTTGTGGAGAATATCAAACTCTTGTTTGGTCGCAAATGAAATGGGAAAACCGCGACGCTTCAACGGCTAAATATGAGTGTTCACATTGCGGGGAAAAATTCGACGAATCACATAAAACCTCAATGCTTAGACAAGGGGAATGGAGGGCAGAGAAACCGATGACAAGGAAAACGGCAGGTTTTCAAATGAGTTCTTTATATAGTCCGGCGGGTTGGTTGACTTGGCCGGAAATTGTCGAGGAATTTTTAAGGTCTAAGGATGATGCTCCTTTGTTTAAAACGTGGGTTAACACCCGAATGGCAGAAACCTTTGATGAATCGTATCAATCGCAATTATCAGCGGAAGAGATGTTAGAGAAGTGCGAAAAATATTTACCCGGAACAATCCCTAAAGATGTTGTTTGTTTAGTTCAAGGGGTTGACGTGCAAGGTGGCGGAGGAACAAAAGATGAACGTATTGAGGTTTCAACGTGGGGAATAGCCGCCGAGGAACACATGTATTTAATCCAGCATGATGTTATTTATGGCGATCCAAATCAAGGGACGGTTTGGGATGGTGTTGATATTCTTTTGACTTCTGAATGGGAACACCCAAACGGCGGCAAGTTAAAAGTTGAATGTTGTGCGATAGATACCGGCGGATTGGCGACAAACTCGGTTTATAACTATTGTAGAGCTAGAAAAGGTTCAGGCGTTATAGGAATCAAGGGAAGTAGTCAATCAGGACAGCCAGCAATCGGGCGCGGTTCTAGGGTTGATTTGAACTATAAAGGTAGACCAATAAAAGGCGGTGTTGTTGTTTATTCGGTAGGAACTGACACTATCAAAGACGTGTTGTATAGTAGGCTTAAGTTCAATAATAAATTACATTTTCACGCGCAAACTACGGAAGAATATTTTAAACAATTTACGGGAGAAAAAAAGGTATTAAAGAAAAGCGGTAGGGGTACTCAATACGTTCAGAAGAAAAATCAGAATGTTGAGGCGTTAGATTGTGCCGTTTACGCCTATTCTGCGCTAAATCATCTTTATCAACGCTATCCAAGGTCTAAATTCTTCCAAATTTTTACTAATAAGCTCTTAAATCCAACTAATTCAAGTGGCAAAAACAAGCTAAACTTACGGAATAGCACTACGCATAAGCAGGGGTATGTCAACCAATGGTGATTTCAAATGATTCCTAGTATTTTTCGCGCGGGTGATACTGTCCGTTGGCGTATTCCTGCTGGTGTTAATTGGCTTAATGAATCGGTAACGAATGCCGATTATACGTGTACGGCGTATTTAAGGTTTAACGCTTCCGGGGAAGCAAAAGCAATTGTTGGAACGGATTACACCGATGGTTGGGAATTTGTTATCCCGCAGGCTTCTAGTTCAACAATGGATGCCGGAACGTGGTTTTATCAGATCCGCGCCGTTAAATCAGGTGATGAGGTAACTCTTTATGAGGGACAAGTAGAAGTAAAAGCGCAGTTAACCTACACAGGAACGCCCGGAAGTTTTGACGGAAGATCAACGGCACAAGTCGACCTCGACAATGTAAAAGCTGCTATACGTTCAATAATTAGTGATAAAGCAAAAGAATATTCAATCGGCGGGCGCACATTTAAAAGAATAGATCTACCAGAATTAAGAGCAAGAGAAAGTCAACTAAAAGCCGAAGTCGTCAGAGAAAGAAAAGCCAACATGATCGCTAATGGTCTTGGTAATCCTCATTCACTTTTTGTCAGGTTTTAAATCATGGGTCTTGTTAATGCTTGGAAAGGATTGTTCACATCAGAACCACCCAACCCAACGGTGTTACCTAGAAGAAGGCGAGGTTACGATGCTGCAACTTCTAGCCGTCTTACTTCTAATTGGTCTGTCAGTAATTCTTCGGCTGACGCTGCTTTAAAAGGTGCCATTGCTCCACTTCGATATAAGTCGAGGGACTTAGTAAGAAATAGTCCGTTTGCACGTCAGGCAGTAAGAGCGATTGAAAGCAACACGATTGGAGCGCACGGAATAAAACTACAGGCGCAAGTGAGACAACAACGGGGTAAACGCCTAGACACAAAAATTAATAATCAAATTGAGCAAGCTTGGAGCAATTGGAAACGGTACGATTCTTGCCATACAGCAGGGCGTTTATGCTTTACCGATATTGAAAAAGTAATTGTCCGTTCGTTGGTTACTGATGGTGAAATATTTGTTCGATTTGTAAGGAAACCTTTTGGAAGATCACAGATTCCTTTTGCTTTGGAATTATTAGAAGCTGATCAATTAGATAGTGAATATACGGGGCGTAGTTCTAAGAAAAAGAACACTTGGCGAATGGGAATAGAACAGAATGAATTTGGTAGAGCCGTTCAATATGCGTTCTTAAAGAAACACCCCGGAGATACCCCTTTTGGTACTCCTGTTGGTCAACGGGAACACATGATTGTTCCAGCTAGTGAAATATGTCACATCTTTGTTAGCAATAGGCCCAGCCAGTCAAGAGGGGAACCGTGGTTAAGTTCTTCTATCTTGTCTTTGCATCATTTAGCAGGTTTCCAAGAGGCGTCAGTTATTAGGGCAAGGGCGGCAAGTTCGTTAATGGGATTTATTACCAGCCCCGAAGGTGAACTAGATCAAGGCGGCGAAGTTTACGACAATGAAAGAGTTTCACAATTTGAACCCGGCAAGTTTTCCTATCTTCAAGCTGGCGAATCCGTGACGGTTCCAGACTTTGATTCACCTAATAGCGAGTTCCCTGAATTTATGAGTGCAATGCTTAGAAGTGTTGCTTCAGGGTGTGGAATTTCCTACGAATCAGTTTCTAAAGATTTCAGCAAAACTAATTATTCTTCTTCCCGTTTATCTCTTTTAGAAGATCGCAATCATTACCGTTCACTTCAAACTTATCTGATTGAAAATTTCCACAGTCGGGTTTTTGATGCTTGGTTAGAAATGGCAACCTTAAGCGGGGCTTTGGTTTTACCGTCATACGACACAGAACCAGAGAGATATAGAAAGGTGCGTTGGATTCCTCGCGGTTGGGATTGGATCGACCCACAAAAAGAAATCGTTGCAGCAAAAGAAGCAATCAAAGCCGGACTGAAAACACAATCGCAAATCGTTAGTGAAAACGGTGGAGATTTAGAGGAACTACTTCCAGCAAGAAAAGCCGAGGTAGAAGCAGCTCAACAATTAGGGCTAGTATTTGACACTGATATGTCTACGTATCAAAAAGACAGTAAGATGGTTGAAAATAGTAATCAATCCGATGACAAAGAAGAAACAACGTGATTTAGAGGCGCAGATTCAACATCGATCAGAACCTGTTGATTTTCAAATTGATAAAGATAAAAGGACTCTTACTTTTCCCTATGGATCAGAAGAGCCAGTAAATAGGGGCTATCTAGGATATGAAGTGTTGGACTTTACAGAAGAATCTGTTGATCAAAGTAGGTTAAGGGCGTCGGCTCCTTTGTTATACAATCACAATTCTGAAGATATTTTAGGAGTAGTAGAAAAGTCGTGGATAAAAGATAAGAGAGGTTATGTCACAGTTCGATTAGGTAAACATGAACGCGGAGAAGAAATATTAAACCTAATTAATGATGGGATATTAAAAAACGTAAGCGTGGGATATAGCGTGACCAAGACGCAGGAAGAAGAAAGAAAAGATGAACCTAACAAGAACTACTACCGAGTAGTTGGCTTCCAGCCCGCGGAAATTAGCATTGTAACGGTGCCAGCAGACTATTTAGGTTCAGGCATAGGACGGTCAAAAGAAGAAAAACTAGAAACTAATATGCCTGCGAAGCAAGAATCAAGTAATATGCAGGAACAGCGTGAAAGCGCCGTTGCGTCTTCTGGCGCACCACAAAATAGTAAACCTGATTTACAAACTCAGATGTCCAACACACCCGATTTAGAAGTGGTGCGTTCTGAGGCTTCCAAAAAGGCAGCCAACGAAGAGCGTAACCGTATTAGAGAAATTACTGCTTTATGTAGAAAGCATGAGCTAGGAGAGGAGGCAACAGAAAAATTCTGTGATGATCCTAAAGTTGACGGCAATTATGTTCGTAAGGTCGTTTGCGACAAATTGGCTAATAAGTCTGTTGAAACTGTCTCTCCTGTAGAGATGGACGCTAAGACAGAAGAGCGCTATAGCATCGCCGCAGGTATTAAAGCTGTTCTTACAGGTGATTGGTCATCTCGTGAAGCTGGTTTAGTTCGTGAGCTTTCACAAGAGGTTGAGCGTTCAGGTGTTAAAAGATCTGCTGATCGTAGTTTCTTAATTCCTTATTCTGCTTTAACAAAAAGGGCAACATACGTTACTTCCGGCGCAACAACTGGAGGAAATCTAGTAGCGACTGACCTTTTAGCTGATGATTTCATTGAGGCTTTAAGAGCTAACACAATTACAGGTTCATTAGGAATCAGAACACTTCCCGGCCTTGTTGGTGATGTTGCAATTCCTAGACGTTCAGGAACTTCTACAGGTTATTGGTTGAGTTCTGAGACAACAGCTATTACACAATCTGAATCTACTTTTGATCAGGTAACAATGGCTCCTAAGAACTATGCAGCCTTAAGTAAGTTCTCTCGTCAAACACTTTTACAAGCAACACCCGGAATTGAAGAGCTTGTGAGACGTGACCTAACCGACACTATTAACGTTGGAATTGATGCCGCTGTAATTGCTGGTTCTGGCTCATCCGGCCAACCGACCGGCATAACAGGAACCGCTGGCATCGGATCAGTCGGAATTGCCACGAATGGGGGTGCTATCACACTTGAAACACTCATCAACCTAGAAGAGGAAGTTTTAGTTGATAATGCTGGCGGTGCTTCTATGGCATACGCAACCAACCCTAAAGTTCTTTCTGAATTGAAGAAACTTAGAGCCGGTGGTTCTGCTGCTGGTGATGGTGCTTTCCTTTGGAATGTTGACCCAAGCGGCATTGGTCGTTCAGGAACACCCGGAGTAATCAACGGCTACCCAATAGGAGTATCAACAAACGTACCAAGCAACCTAACAAAAGGTTCTAGCTCAGGTGTTTGTTCTGCTGTTATCTTTGGTGACTTCTCACAAGTTGCTCTAGGCGTTTGGGGCAATGGCCTAGAAATCGAAATCGGTACAGACTCCGATGACTTTAGTAAGGCATTAACAAGTGTTAGAGCTATTACAACAATCGACGTTGCTGTAAGACAAGCTTCTGCATTCGCAGCCTGCTTAGACGTAACTACTTAATAGATCGCGGGGGCTTTATTGCCCCCCTTTTTTTTTCTTATGGATGTATTCATTACACGATCAACCGCCGTCGGCGGCGTTCACCTAGAAGCGGGTGAAACTCACGACTTAAGCGAGAAGGACGCAGTAACCCTAATCAATATGGGTAAGGCTGTAGAAGCTAGCGAAGCGCCTGCATGTCCTCCAACTCCACCAAAAGCCAAGAAGGCTAAAAAAGCAAAAGTTGTTGTAGAAGAAACAGAAACAAACGATGGCATTGAGTGACGACCTAGACGCTTTTTTTAGTGATTTTGCCGTTAGTGCGACAAGTGGCGGAACGACTGCAAATGGGATATTAGATCAACCGACTTCGGTCGTTGCAGGTGATCAGGTTATATTTGTTGACTACGTTTTTCATTGCAAAAATTCAGACTTTGGAACATTGGTGACAGGTGATTCTATAACGGTGGATTCTGTTGCTTATACCGTTAGAACGAATGAAGCTGGAATTGATAATTTAACCCGTGAAATTTCCTTACAGAAGACTTAAACAATGGCATCGAAACGGGAAGACATACTTGACGCAATTAAAACAGCTTTAGCGGGAACCGTTGGAGTCTCTACGAGGATTTATAGAAGTAGAACAATTCCATTAGCGCAACGTTCACAACTCCCCGCGTTAATTATTGAATGGAATAATGATGCAGCGGAACAAAACACTTCTCTTCCTACTCTTGATTGGTCTTTATCTGTAACGGTTACGGTTTTAAGTTCTGGAGATGTACCAGACGAACAGGCAGATGCAACAGTCGTTTCAGCGCACGCAAAGATGACAGCAGATTTAACGCTAGGCGGCGAGGCGATAGATGTTCAACCCACTAATGTCACCTTTGAAGCAATAGACGGGGATTCACCAATTGGGGTAACTGGTATGGGTTACACAGTCCGATATAGGACAGAAGTTGACGACATAACCCAATAATTTATTTACTACGGCTAAATAGCAAGAATGATTTATGATGTAAACATATTGTTGATCTTGTTGTGTCGTGCCAAAGCTAACTAGAAAAAGAACGCTACTTGTGAAAACTGAGAGTAGCTATGGAACCGACCCCACACCAACCGGCGGAAGCAATGCCATTCTTGTTCGTGATTTGAATATTGAACCTGTTCAGTCCGATGAGGTCAGCAGGGATTTAATACGCGGCTATTTAGGTAATTACGAAACACTTTTAAGTAATACAAGAGTAAACGTAAGTTGTGACGTCGAAATGGTTGGATCAGGCGCAGCCGGTACAGAGCCGGCTTATGCACCATTATTAAAGGCCTGTGGTTTAGCAGTCACAACAGTTAGTTCAACAAGTAATACGTATGCCCCTGTTAGTGCATCCTTTGGCTCATGTACTATTTACTGCAATATTGACGGTGTAAGACATAAGGTCACAGGCTGTCGCGGTAGCTTTTCGATTAGTTGCGAATTAAATCAAATACCTGTAATTAGTTTTTCTATGACCGGAATCTATAACGCCCCAACAGATACATCAGCGCCTACTTGTACTTATAACGCAACTAAGCCTTTGTTATTCAAGACAGGTAACACAAGCGCGTTTTCACTTTTTGGATATAGTGGCGCGTTGCAATCATGGAATTTTGATATGAATAATGAAACAGTTGTTCGTCAATTGGTCGGCGGTACTCAAGAAGTCATGATTACAGATAGAAAACCTAGCGGTAGCGCAACAGTCGAGGCGGTTGCTTTATCGGCTCATAACTTCTTTACAGATGCAACAGGAAGTTCAACCGGAACCAATACTTGGCTTCATGGAACAACCGCAGGAAATAAAGTGACTGTTAGTTGTCCACAAACTGACTTAGGACAGCCAACTTATGAGGATTCAGACGGTGTTCAGATGTTAAATCTTCCATTCGTAGCAACACCTACAAGCGCAGGCAATACGGAACTATCAATCGCATATACTTAATTAATTGCTAAAAAGATAAGCTAGGCTTACATTAATACTTAAACGTAGCAAAACAAATGGGCTTTAAGCTTGACCAATCAGGTACTTATAAATGGCCGGTTACTGTAGAGGTCCCTGTCGATGATGGAAGACACGACAAACAAAAGTTCGACGGTGAATTTAAACGCATAACTCAATCGCGTATTCGTGAAATGGGGCAGCTAATCGAAACAGGAGATTTGACCGATGTTGATCTCGTTAAAGAGGTTCTCGTTGGTTGGGAGGGCATCGAAGACGACCAAGGAAACGAGCTTAAGTTCTCACAAGCAAAATTAAAACAATTATTAGATGTCCCAATGGTTGCAACTGCTATCGCAACATCTTTCTTTGATTCAATAGCCGGAGCAAAAAGAAAAAACTAATAGACGCCGCTGAGTACTACTGTCGCGGTGGCGTAATTGATGAGACGCAGAAAGACGCGGAGGTTTTGGGGATTGTTATTCCTGAACTTGAACCGGAAGAAGATTTTTTAGTGTTTGAAGAGAATTGGGCGGCAATAGATTTATTTTTAAAAGTTCAAACGCAATGGAGAATCGGCGGCCTTGGTAATCTTTGTGGACTTTGCTATTCAGACGTAATAGAAACAGCTAAACTATATGCAATACCGAATCTTGTTGAAGTGTTTGAAGATCTTCAAGTTTTAGAAGTAACGGTTATGAGCCTTTTGAATAAAGAGGGTAAAAAATAATGGCGGCTAAATTTAATTTATTAATTGCAGCTAAGACGTCAGGTTCGGCGGCAATCAAGCGCATGGGAAATTCCATGCAGGGGTTACAAGGGAAATTAAAGAATGTTGGCTTAAGTCTTAGGGGTGTTAATAGGGGTTTTGCTGCTTTAGGTCTTGCCGTTAGTGGCGGCGCCTTTGCTGCAATGGTTAAAGGTGCAATTGATAGCGCCGACTCATTTGGAAAGATGAGTGATCAAACAGGAATAGCAGCAGATAAATTACAAGCTTATGTAAACGCTGGAAAATTAGCAGGTGTTGAACAGGCAACGATTGATAAAGGGTTAAGGCGATTAGCTCAGTCAATGCGAGAAGCGAATCAGGGCGTTGCTACTTATTCCGATTCATACGAGGCGTTAGGCATAAGCGTTACCAAATCAGACGGATCTTTAAAGGCTTCCGAAACTGTATTGGGAGAAATTGCAGATCGTTTTAGGGAAATGCCCGATGGTGCAACAAAGGCCGCGATCGCAATGGAAATATTTGGTCGATCCGGTGCGAATTTAATTAATTTATTAAACGGTGGAAAGGTAGCCTTAGAAGAATTTAATTATGAGACAAGCCAGAATTTTGCACAAAACGCAGAGTTCTTCAATGATCAAATTGCGGTTCTTGCAATTCGTTTTGATGGGTTTAGAAAGCAGTTGGCAGATGCACTATTACCAACGTTAAATAATTTAATTGCTGTTTTCTCTGATTTATTCAAGTCGGAAAATGATTGGCAAGCGTTATTTAAAGTAATTGAAGGAGGATTAAAGGTAATTAGTGCAACTGTTTTTTCGTTAATAGCTGCCTTTAGATTTCTAAGTAGAACAATTACAGATATTTTTAGAATATTAGGTAAGGCTTCAAAGTTTGATTTCAGTGGAGCTGGAGATATAGCAAAAGCGGGTTTAAGTGATACACAAAATCAATTTAAAAAAGATATGGAAACATTTAAAGAAATATTTACAGGCACAGAAGAAACGCCGGAATCTTATTTTGCAAAAGGAACAAAAGAGGCCGCAAAACTTAAAACAGAGATTAGCGAAACTTTTGGTCCTCAAATGCAATCTAAATTAAAGACGTTTAATGATTCCATTAAGTCTGTTGGTCAATCAATGTCTGATGTAGTGATTAAAGGTATCAAAGGGATGGAAGACGCCTTACTTAATTTCGTGACGGGCGGCAAATTAAATTTTCGTGATTTAGCAAATAGCATTATTAAAGATATGGCAAGGATCGCAATACAACAAACAATAACCGCGCCGTTCTCTAATTGGTTTAGTAGCTTATTCAACAAAAAAGCACCAACAACTTTTACTAATACAATTTCAGGTCGGGCAATGGGGGGGCCAGTTAGTGCCGGGCAAAGTTATCTTGTAGGTGAACGGGGAATGGAAATATTCACACCAAGAACAAGCGGAAATATTACACCAAATCACCAACTAGGAAATACAAACGTAGTTGTTAATGTTGATGCAAAAGGACAATCACAAGTACAAGGTGATCAAGGACAGGCAGCGGCTTTAGGTCGTGCTATTTCTGCCGCAGTGACACAAGAATTAGTAAGACAAAAACGCCCCGGTGGACTTCTCAGCCCTGCTTAATTATGGCAACCTTTTCATACACCCCTAGCTTTCCAGCTACACAACAAAGTCAACCCGTTGTTCAAACAACAGTTTTTAATGAGTCATATCAACATCGGATCCAATTCGGCCTTAATCGTGACCCTAAAAATTGGAATTTAATTTTTGCTGAACGTGATGATACCGAACGTGGAAATATTCTTACGTTCTTAGAAGCAAGAGCCGGAACTGAATCATTTGATTGGACGCCGCCAATTGGTAGCGCTGGAAAATATATTTGTCGGTCATGGTCAACCAATATGCCGCGATATGGACGCACAACAATTAATGCCACTTTTGAACAAGTATTTGAAGCATAAGTAAATGGCTGTTCCTGTTTCTGAATTACAAAAAATAAATCCAAGCGCAATTATTGAATTGTTCGTTTTGGAGTTGGATTCAACGATTCATGGAACACAACCACAAATGACTTGGCGGTTTCATAACGGGGTTAGTGAAGACGATGGACGATCAATTGTGTTTGGTGGTATTGAATATTTGAGGATGCCAATAGAAGCTGATGGTTTCTCATATGAATCAAAACAATTACCAAGGCCAACGATAAGGATTAGTAATATTTTAGGAACCTTTACAACAATTTTAGCAACGCTTCCAATGGGGCTTGAAGGGGCAAAAGTAACCCGACTTAGAACTTTAGCTCGTTACATTGACAATTCAAATTTTCCTACTGATCCCATCCTTACAGAAAATAGTACCGTTGATTTTATTGTTCAAGAAGACGGCGATGTTATTAAACAAGAAGAAAGCCTTAACCCACATGGAACGCCAGATTCAACGGCTTTATTCCCTTCTGAAATCTTTTATATTGATCGTAAATCTATTGAAAACAGAGAGATCGTTGAATTTGAACTAGCCGCAAGTGCTGATTTGGCAGGTGTTCGATTACCTAAACGGCAGGTCTTGCCAGATGATTTCCCTGGTGTTGGTACTTTCTATTCATGACCTGGAAAGATAGTGCGTTAGCACACGCAAAAGAACAAGAGCCAAGAGAATCATGTGGTTTATTAGTTGTTGTTAAAGGCAAAGAAAAATATTTTGCTTGTAAGAATTTGGCAGATCAGCCAAAAAATATGTTTATTATTGACCCCGGAGATTGGGCGGCAGCAGAAGATACTGGAGAGATTACAGCCGTTATACATAGCCACCCAACAACATCACCTCAATTATCAGAAGCCGACAAAGTTGCTTGTGAAAAGACAAAATTAAAATGGTATGTTATTCAACCAAATTTAGAACAATGGGTTGAGTATGAACCTTGCGGATATAAAGCGCCATTAATCGGTAGAACGTGGACTTGGGCAGTTCAAGATTGTTGGAGTTTATGCCGTGACTATTACCAAGAAGAATTAGGAATTACATTAAGGGATTGGGATAGACCGACAAGTTCAGATGCTTTTTTATTAAATCCAACCTTTGAACGTTCTTTTGTTTCTACAGGTTTTAGAGAACTTCAACCAACAGAAGAATTAGCAAAAAATGATTTACTATTAATGAGTATTGGATCACCTGGCTTAAATCACATCGGCCTTTATTTAGGGAATCAATTGGTTTTACATCATTTACAAAATCGTTTGTCTAGTCGTGATTTATTAGACGAATGGCTATTAAAATGTATTGGAAAGAGGATTCGGTATGAGTTTGCGTAAAATAAAACTATACGGCCAGTTAGCAAAATTTGTTGGTGAACGTGTTTTAGAAGCCGACGTATCAAGCGCGGCTCAAGCCGTTCGGTTTTTATGCGTCAACTTTAAAGGTATTGAAAAACATATGGCTGATCAGTATTACAAGGTATCAGCAGGAAGTTGGGAAATTGAGAAAGATGAATTGCATTACCCAACGGGTCAAAGTGAAATATCAATCGTTCCTGTTGTTGGAGGTGCCGGCGGGAATGTAGGTCGAACTATTTTAGGAGCTGCTTTAATTGCGGCGGCTGTTTTTGTGCCTGGTGGTATTGCTGCTAAAGGTTTTGCTAATGCGACTTTTGTCGCTAAGACTGTTTTTGGTATTGGTGCTACTTTAGCTCTTAGCGGTATTTCGGGCCTCTTAACACCTGTTCCAACTGTTCCTGATAATGAACAAGATCCAAGGCGAAGTTTTAGTTTTAGCGGGATTCAAAACACATCAAGAGCAGGTGTGGCTGTTCCAGTTGTTTATGGGACAGAAGTTTTAGTTGGATCTGTTGTTATTTCAGCAGCCATTGACACAGTACAGGTAGAAGCATGACAACAACACAAGTTATTGGTTCAGGTGGCGGCGGTGGCGGAAAAGGCGGTGGCGGTGGTGGCAGCGGTGGCGGTCATACGCCTACGGAAGCCAGAGACAACCTTGATTCTAAGCAATTTGCAAAAGTTCTTGACCTGATTTCAGAAGGTGAAACGGGTGGTCTAGTTGATGGCGCAAAATCTATTTTTTTAAACAATACACCCTTACAAAATGCTAATGGTTCTTATAACTTCAAAGATGTAAGTTGGGCGCAAAGGACAGGAACATCGAGTCAAACGTTTATTCCATTAACTCAGAATACATCAACTGTTAAATCTACTGGCTTTAGTACTGTTGCTAAAACAGATACAAGAGTTGTTCAAATTACAGATACAGATGTTGATGCTGTAAAAGTTACAATTACAGTTCCTTTATTACAAAGATTAAGTGATAAGGGTGACATTTATGGAACGCAGATTCAATTACAAATAGAGGTTCAATATAACGGAGGTAGTTATTCACCAAAAGTTTCAGGTGATAGCGGAAAAATTGCAGGTAGAACAGGTGATTTATATCAACGTGATTATTTAATACGCCTTGATGGTGATTTTCCTGTAAATATTAAAGTTACTAGAATCACAGATGATTCAACAAGTTCAAAATTAGCAAATGCTTTCCAGTGGAACACATATACGGAGATAATTTATGATAAGAGATCATATCCAAATACTGCATTAGTTGGAATGCGAGTTGATGCAGAACAATTTACAAGTATCCCCGAACGTAAATATTTAATTAAGGGAATAAAAGTTCAAATTCCTCATAACGGGAGTGTTAATTCTGATGGATCAATTTCATATAGCGGTACTTTTAATGGTACTTTAGGCGCTGCTGTTAATACCAATGATCCGGCTTGGTGTTTATATTCGCTTCTTACAAGCTCAAGGTTCGGGCTAGGTGATCATTTACAAGAAGCTAATTTAGATAAATTCTCTTTTTACGCTGCTAGTCAATATTGTTCTGAGCAAGTTGATGATGGGACAGGTACAGGTTCAACTGAACCTCGTTTTACTTGCAACATCAATATTCAAACAGCAAAAGAAGCTTATACCGTTATAAATGAAATGACATCAGTTTTTAGAGCTATGTCTTATTGGTCAGCCGGGGCGGTGACGATCACTCAAGACTCACCAGCTGATTCAAGTTATTTATTCTCAATTTCAAATGTATTAGAACCGGGTTTTACATATTCCAATAGCAGTCAAAAGACAAGGCCAACGGTTGCAGTCGTTAAATACTTTGATAATGAACTTAGAGATTATGCCTTTGAAGAAGTAAAGGATAGCGCCAACATTGCTCGCTATGGTTCATCGGTGCGAAACGTAGAAGCTTTTGCATGTACCAGCCGAGGTCAGGCCGTCAGACTGGGAAAATGGCTTTTATATATGGCGCACGTTGAAAATAGTACTTGCAGTTTTGTTACTTCAGTTGATGCAGGTGTTGTTGTAAGACCGGGGCAAATCATAGAAATAGCTGATGAAATGAAAGCAGGTGAAAGAAGATCAGGAAGAATTAAAGCATCACCAACGCCAACGACAACTCAAATACCTATAGATGATTCTACGGGGTTAACGATAGAAAGCAGTCCAACTCTTTCAGTTGTTCTTTCTGATGGCTCCGTTGAAACAAAAAATGTAGCTAGTATTTCTTCTGGAGTTATTACAGTTAGTTCTGGTTATAGTTCGGCGCCAAATCCTAATTCAATTTGGGTTTATCAAACAACCGATATTCAAACTTCTACTTGGCGAGTTGTATCAGTCGAGGAACAAGAACAATCAAATTATGCGGTGTCTTGTGTTGAATATCATTCTGGTAAATATGCACATATAGAAGATGGAATTGCTTTAACGACAAGAGATATTACTAATCTAAATGTTCCGCCTGAATCTCCCACTGGCTTAAATGGTACCGAGGTTATTTATGAAAATACAGGAATTGCAAGAGTAAAAATTATTCTTACTTGGACAACATCAACTGATAATGTTCTCGTTCGGTGGAGGTATGACAGCGGCAATTGGGAATCTCGAACAGTTGAAGGATCAAAGCAATATGAAATTTTAGATACTGTTGATGGAAATTACACGATTGAAGTTTATAGCATTAGTGCATCGGGTTTACGTTCAACAACTCCTGCCCAGTTGAACCCGTTTATTGCTCAGGGTAAAACAGCATTACCGGCACAAGTTTCTGGAGTTAGTCTTGTCCCAATTGATGAAGCAAGCGCAATCCTTAGCTGGAATAGAGCAACGGAAAAAGATGTTTTGTTAGGTGGTCAGGTGTTAATTAGACATTCTGAATTAGAAACTGGGGCAATATGGAAAGATTCAACTGAAATTGTTGTTGCAGCATCAGGGAACCAGACACAAAAACAAGTTCCACTTTTGACCGGTACTTACCTTTTAAAATTCCGTGATGATGGGGGGAGAGAGTCACCTGCACCTGGTAGCAACGATTCAGATTGGAATGATACAAGGGTTACAATTGATTTACCAGCGCCTTCAGAACGTTTATTAGTTCAAACAGTAAATGAACATACAGGTAATTTCGCAGGTACAAAAACAACAACAACTTATGATTCAGATTTAGATGCATTAAAACTTACAGAAACTAGCGGCGTCGTAGCGGCAAGCGGTGAATATGCTTTTAATACGTCTGTTGATTTAACACAAGTTTATGATGTCAATATTCGTCGTAATCTTAAATCTAGTTCTTACATTCTTAATAGCTTATGGGATTCTCGAACAGATTTAATTGATACATGGGGTGATATTGATGGAACAGGCGCAACAAGTGCTGATAAGTGTAATGCAATAGTCTATGTACGGGCGTCAAATGACAATAGTAGTTGGGGGCCGTGGAGAGAATTTTCTAATATTTTGCTAAGAGGTCGAGCGTTTCAATTTAAAGCAAAACTAACAAGCACAGATACAAATCAAAATATTGCTATTACGGAATTAGGTGCATTTTTAGAATTACAAGGTAGAACAGAAAGCATATCAACCCCTGTTACAACTGGTTCTTCTGCTTATACAGTTAGTTTTACAAAGCCGTTTAAAGATACGCCTAATGTTGTAGTGACACAAACCAACGCTCAAAGTGGTGATTTTTATGAATTGGCTAGTATCTCTCGTACTGGTTTTCAAGTAACATTTAAGAATGGTTCAAGTACAGTTGCTCGTTCTTTTGTTTGGGCTGCATCTGGTTTTGGTAAGGAGGCTTCCTAATGAGTAACACACACGATTTCGACATTGAAAACGCCAACGGCGCAAACTTTAGGGCAAATTTAAATAATGCCTTAGATGATATTCAGTCGACAAATAGTGGGGCGTCTGAACCAACAACAAAAGTTGCAGGCAAATTATGGATTGATACGAGTAATAATTTAATCAAAATTAGAAATACAGCTAATAACGGTTGGGTCACTCTTGGTTCTAGTAATACGGCCAATATGGGGTTTGCGACGCTTGCTTCTCCTACCTTCACTGGAACGGTTACAAGTGGCGGTGATATTGTTTGCAATTCTACGGGTCGTTTAAAATTACCTGTTGGTACAACGGCGCAGCGCCCCGGCTCTCCTGCTACGGGTGACAGTCGATGGAATACGACCTTAAGTCAACAAGAAATTTATAACGGTACAAGTTGGGAAAGGGTTGGTGGTGTTCCGGCTGGATCAATTTTTTGGTTTGGTTCTAGTACTGTCCCAACTGGCTATTTAGAATGTAATGGTGCGGCGGTTAGTAGAACAACTTATTCTCAATTATTTGATGCCCTTGGAACTGTGTTTGGAAGTGGTAATGGATCAAGTACTTTTAATGTTCCTGATTTAAGAGGTGAATTTGTAAGAGGATGGGATAACGGAAGAGGCGTTGATTCAGGTCGTAATTTCGCCACGCCTCAAGGCGATGAATTTAAAACACATCAACATGAATTTGGCGGGGATGACCAAGTTAGAACACAAGGAGGATATACAGAACTGGGCGTTTTTTCATATGATGCCACATCAACAAATACAGGAACTGGTCAAAGGATGAGAACTAAAAACGACAGTACAAATTCAGGTAGCTCAGAGACTAGACCAAGAAATAGGGCTTTATTGCCTGTCATTAAGTACTAAGCCTACGTAGACTAAGTACAAAATCTGTTGTTTCTTTTGGTTTAAATTGTGGCAAATCGCAAAATTTCAGAATTTACTGCTTTAACGGCTCCTGATAGCTCAGACGTTTTAGCAATAATTGATCAAAGTGAATCAGGTGCGGATAAGAATAAAAAGATTACTTACGCAAATCTATTAAGTAAAATTCCCGATGGAAGTGTTGCTACTCCAAGTTTAAGTTTTTTATCTGATCAAAATTCAGGAATTAGCGGCGGTTCAGATACACTTAATTTCGTAACCGGTGGAGCATCTGCAATTGCAATAGATAGTTCTCAAAATGTCACGTTAAGTGCAAATCTAACTGTTAACGGAACCACGACCACGATAAACACAACTAATTTAGATGTAGAGGATAAAAATATAACTTTAGCGAAGGTAAGTTCACCTTCTGATTCTCTCGCCGATGGTGGTGGAATAACAATTAAGGGAACAACAGATAAAACATTTAACTGGGTAAATTCAACCGATGCGTTTACAAGTAGTGAACATATTCATCTAGGAGATAATAAGAAGTTATTAGTCGGAACTGGATCGGATCTAGAAATCTACCATGATGGGTCTCATTCATACTTACATCAATCTGGAACAGGAGAGTTAAAGAATAGAGCAGCTATTTGGAAAGTTGTTAATGAAGCTAATAGTGAAATACAGATTAAAGCTACAGAAAATGCAGCAGTAGAACTCTATTACGACAACAGTTTGAAACTACAAACTATAAGTAATGGTGTTTATATAACTAATGGAGATTATAAAGGTGGAGATGATGCAAAGTTAAATTTAGGAGCTAGTGGAGATTTTCAGATTTACCATTCTGATACTTTAGGTAATGTTATTGGTGCAGTAGGAGGACATACAACTAAGTTTTATGGTCCACAAGTTGAAATGTATAGCTTAGATGGTACGAAAAAATCTTTCGTGTCTGATTCTAATGGAACTGTAGAACTCTATTTCAACAACGCTAAACATTTTGAGACAACTACAACAGGTGTGTCTTGGGGTACGACTAGGTTACGTTGTGATGACAATGGAATGATTGAACTTGGCACAGGTCAAGATCTTAAAATATACCATAATGCAACAAATTCAGAAATAAAAAATGATACTGGTATTTTCTTTATTAGAGGAGATAGTCTTAAACTAACAAGTGCAAATGGAGAAAATTATTTAATAGGAACAGCAAATGGTTCTTGTGAACTCTACTGGGATAACAATCTTCGCCTAAATACAAATACATCGGGGATCGCAGTTACTGGAACTGTTACTGAAACATCGGATATTAGTTTAAAAAATAATATTAATACGATTCAAAATCCACTTGATTTGATTGAACAAATTAGAGGTATTAACTTCACTTGGAAAACTAACGGAATGAAATCAATGGGCGTTATCGCTCAAGATGTAGAAAAAGTATTTCCTGAACTTGTTCATGGTTCAGAAGGATCTAAATCACTTCAATACAGTGGTCTAATAGGTGCGTTGGTTGAATCAGTAAAAGAATTATCAGCTAAGGTAGCTGCATTGGAAGCGAAATGATCCGTACTTGTCAATAACGAGAGTTGACCCTATGCTACGTAGACATATTAAAATCTAATGCCTACACCTCAAGAACGCCTTGATATTGAATCAGCAGATCTGAAAGCCTTAGTGGAAGAATATAATGTTATTGCTTCTTCTCAACAAGAAAAACTGCAAGCAATCACAAAGAAGCAGGCAAGGGTAGAATTATTACAAGAACAAGTCGCAGAAGGCGACTAAACTATTACTAAAATCATCGACTAATGGCTATTTCTTACAGTTGGGAAATTAACGACAAAAACATGGTTGCAAACGTTTCAAATGGATTCGTCAAAACCATTGTATACAGGGTAAAGGGTATGGACGGAAGCGAAGAGAAAGCAAGAGCAACCGGTCAAGTTGAATTTACGGAGCCTTCTTCTCTGCCTTCTGATTTCGTCGCGTATGACTCTTTGACCGCTGCTAAGTGCTTGGAATGGGTGAAAACTGCAGTAGGAGCAACACAAGTGACAGCTATTGAAGCCGGCTTAAAAGCTGAAATTGATTTAATTAATACTCCAACTGAAAGAGTTGGTGTCCCTTGGTCTTAGTGAACTTGTCTAGCTATGAAAAAAGTTATTAATGTCCTTGTTATCGCTAATTCAGTCTTTATAGTGGGAGTGCTGGCAGGCGGTACGGGTCTTTATTTCTACGCTAAGAACCCAACCAACCAAGCTAAAGCAAAAGCTTATTTGACAAATCAAATTACAAAGCTAATACCTGTTCCTGACATAAAGCTTCCTACATCAACCGGCCCCGCCCTTCCTTTTTAATATGGGTAAATTCTTTGCAAGCCGAAGCAATCAAAGAGGCTTTACTACGGTTAAAAGAATCTGTTCTATTAAATAATCAAAAAAATAAAATAGAAAAGAAAGATCAAAACTGTTAATATGCTTGCATAGCAAAAATTAGATGTCCGTCAGCCCTGGAACTTTTAATATTACGCTTTATCGTCGCAGCGATTGGAGTCAACCTATTGTTTTAAAAGATTCAACCGGTTCAGCAGTTAATTTAAGTTCTTATTCAGCGTTGGCTCAAATTTGGAACAAAGAAAGAACAAAAAAACATGTTGATGTAACTTGTACTATCACCAATGCTTCTACTGGCTCAATTACTCTAAGTTTGACGGATACGGAAACAAGCATTTTACCGGATCTTTCATATTACGATTTAAGGCTGACAACTGGTAGCAATAGTGATTATTGGTTGGTCGGAACAGTAACAGCTAAAGAAGGCTATACATCATGACTTCCGTAAGTATCACAGAACAAAAAAATACAGTTGAGATCTTAAATGATAGCGTTTCGACTGTTCAAGTTACAGCAGCCGGGCCGCAAGGAATACAAGGAGCAACAGGAGCACAAGGCCCAAGTGTTTCGGATGGTGATAAAGGTGATATAACTGTTTCTAATAGTTCCGCAACTTGGACCATTGATAATGATGCTGTTAATAATGCAAAGATTCTTGATGACACAATTGCCGAATCTAAATTAGATATACACGCAGCGCCAACAGGGACAAATAAATTTTTAGGTTATACAAGTAATGGGATGGAATGGGCCGTCCCTCCTGATACAAATACAACTTATGCAATAGGAGATGGAGGCTTAACCAAAAATAATTTTACTGATGCGTTAAAAACAAAATTAGATGGTGTTGCAACCTCCGCAAATAATTATTCTATAGCTTCTGATTTATTAGATGAAGATGATTTCACAAGTAATTCAGCTACAAAAGTACCTAGTCAACAGTCTGTTAAAGCATACGTTGATGCAAATGCAGGCGGGGCAAATACAAATACTACTTATAGTATTTCCTGCGTTGATGGAGATAACACAGATGAGGAGAAAATACGTTTAACGGCAGGCGGTAGCGGTTCAGGTACTGATGATGTTGTCTTAGAAGCTGGTACGGGTTTATCTGTGGCAAGATCAGGCGACAAAATTACTTTTACTAACACATCTACATCAACAACGTTATTAATTGACGGGGGGAATTTTGCAAATGGAACCTCTACAATAACAACAAGTAATATCTTTGACGGGGGCGATTTCGGAACCTAATTATGCCAACACCAAGTACCAGAACACCTGTAAGAATCGCAAGAGGTTCTTATTCAAATTTAAATAGTAGCCTTTCAGATTTACAAGAAGGTGAAATTGTTTATGCTCAAGATGAAGATACGTTATATGTAAAAGAAGGATCATCATTGATTCAATTAACGACCGCATTATTAGATGAAGATAATTTTGCTACAAATAGTGCTACAAAAGCAGCATCTCAACAGTCAGTTAAAGCGTATGTTGATACGGCTGATGCATTAAAAGTAAACCTTACTGGAGGAACATTTACAGGGTCAGTCACCTTTGAAGATGCAATAAATGAAAATGTTTATAACTGTACTGGTACAGCATTAGACCCTGATAACGGAACAGTTCAATATAAAGCTTTAGGAGCTAATACAACACTTACAGAAAGTCTTACAGCAGGTCAATCAATGTTATTAATGGTTGATGATGGCAGCGCTTATACAATTACTTGGCCTACAATGACTTGGGTGGGTGGTAGTGCTCCAACATTGGCAACGAGTGGTTATAGCTGTATAGAACTTTGGAAAATAGCTAGTACTTTATATGGTTGTCATGTTGGGGATGTTGCATAATGCGAAACCACTTTTTAAGAGCTAGTGGCGTTCCTTCTGCTGGTGGTGGTGCGTTTAGTGGTGTTACTGATAATTTAGTGTTTCATATTGATGCAGGTAATACCTCAAGCTATTCAGGATCAGGTACAACAGTTAATTCTTTAGTAGGAAGTATTACTAACGATGCCTTTAATTCCAACATTACTTATAGTTCAGATGATGGTGGAGCATGGGTCTTTGATGGTCAAGGTTCATCTAATGCGACAGGTTCAGGGATAGAGTTTCCTAATGCTAGTTATTTTGATTTTGACGATGGAAGTTTTACTTTCGAGGCGTGGTTTAAGCTTGAGTATTCTTATATAGAAACTATAGCTGGTATATATCCATATGCTGCAGATGCTGGTCAATATGGTTGGTCATTCTTTGCTTATTCATTCAACACTTCTACCTCATACGGTGCCGTGCAGAGGGTGCAATACGTGAGAACTACTTCCGCCTTTTCTACACCTAGTAATGAAGATCATTCTTTAAACGATAATGGTTGGAACCATTTGGTCTTTAGTTTAGATAAATCAGGTAGTTATGATATTGGAAAAGTATATATTAATAATTCTTTGGCCAGTACAAACAATTATACTTCTATAACAACTATGCCTTTTTATTCAGGTACTAAATTTTATGTCGGTGGAATAGGTGGCTGGGCGTCAAGCTATTCATTTCAAGACAGGATTTCAATTGTTAGACTATACAAAGGTAAGGCCTTAACTTCATCTGAGGTGTCTACTAATTATTCCCAAGAATCTTCGAGGTACACTTAAATGAACTATGCAATTTTAGATGGAGCAACCGTCAAACAAACAGGATCACTAAAAACACTTTTTCCTAATACATCCTTTCCAAAATCTGGGCCTAATAGTCAATTTTTAACCGATAATTCTGTTGTTGAACTTATTGAAAACTTAAGTTATTCTAGCCCTTCTGAGAAGTTATCTAAAGTTGATGCTTATGTTGATAGTGGTAAAGCTTATAGCGTTAAAGTTGAATCAACAACATCAGATGAAGTAACAGCTTTAAATACAGCAAAATGGCATGATGTTAGATTTCAAAGAAATTTAAAACTACAAGAAACAGATTGGCGAGCTTCTTCTGATCTAACGCTTAGTGATGCTTGGAAAACTTATAGACAAGCGTTGAGAGATATAACAACTCAATCAGATCCATTTAATATTACTTGGCCCGTTGCTCCTACTTGAAAGCTGTATGAATGGAAATAGAAAAGATTCAAAAAATACAGATACCAAAGATTAACACCTTAATTAATACACCCCATATCACAAGACAATTAAACGTACAAAAACCGGGGATAGACTTTTTAATTCCTAGTTATACGCCGATCGAATATAACCCGAAGAAAATGCAATATGTGCAAAAGGCTCAACCGCCTAACCCTCCTGATCCTGCTAATCCTCCTGATGCTGATTTACCCGGCGAGGATGTCTTACCAGAGGAAAAAGAAATTGATTGTCCTGCAAAAGATCAGGCTTATCGATTAGGAGATTTAAGTACCAAAGCAAAAGAAAAGGTCATTGGTTTTGAAGTTGTTAATAAAAAATGTGTTGAGATATGGGGGCCAACAAATATAGCTGATAAATATTTACCAAGTGCGTCGGTTGCTGCTACTACTTTCGGAATAACAATAGTCGCGACAAGTGCGGCAACATTAACGCCAATTTTAACGAAAGCATTAAAACCATTATTCAAACAATTAGTTGGGAAAGTTAAAAAGTTATTAGGTAAAAAAGAAAAGAAATTAACCCGATCAGAAATTAAAACTAATCTTTATCGTCAGAAACGGGATCTTCCCCCGTTAAAGAAATAGCGTGTGTATGTTTAACATTAGGCGGCGTTACTAAACGAACATCGGCGCAGATTTTAGCCATTTCACCAATAAAAACTAATCCCTCTTTCAAGTGCTTGCCGCATGTAGCCAACCGCGTCATTTCATAATTTAATCTTTTAGATGCTAGGGAAGCTTCATATAATTCGACTTGCTTTTTCATGGCTTTCCTACAACTTCTTAATGCTGATTGGTTCCCGATAGGTATAGAGAAGGTTGCTGTAATCCCACCATTTAAAGAAGTGTTCCCGGCTTGCATACCTGTTCGTACTCGTTCTGTTCTTAAAATTAAATTTGGCTCATCCACATCACCGTCACCTGTCGGATTTCCAGCGTCGTCAAAGTCACCAAGTATATCTTTTGTTGAATAGATTGGCCGATCATAATAAGGTTCATAAGGTGAACCAAAACTATAGGTAGAAGAAAGAAATGGGCTAATATTTAATGTCGCGCCCTGACAACTTGTGTTAGAAATAGCGTACTGAAATTGTCTTGCTGGCACCACTTGTACGGCCTGATTAACGACGGACCCGGAGGATTGACTAGTTGTATTAATCGTGTTTGCAAAAGAAGAATTAACAGGGATAAATAGAGCGATTAAATATAAATATTTTTTCATTAACTAAATAACATTTTTTCTCATTGAAAAGTACTTGTACTGTCAGTAATATTTTCAATAGTGTGTTCTTCTACTAGATGTGTATATGTCTGGATTCCGGGGGTTTCTAGTGTTTCATAGTAAGAAAACGCCGCGCCTTCATTAACGATTGAATAAGCAGGTTTATTTGATAAATCAGGTAATACATACGTTGTAGCTGTTCCCCCTATTGTTCCTGTTTGTTCTGTAAATCCTGTTGGTGCAATATTATCTGTAGAAGGTTTAACGTTAGCACCGCCAACTGTGAATTGGTATCCTGACCTCATATCAAATATTTTCATGTCGCGCAAAATAACGCTTTTAGTCTCGCTGTGTTGGGTTAATATTCCTTGTTGAAAATTAGGAACAATTTTCTCTGCCTTTGCTATTGGCTCATTAAATATCAATAACAACAAAAAAACTCGTTTCATTATTTATGAATATCCATGTAATGTTTCCACATTAAAAAGTTAATTAAACAAAAAATTAAGACAGCTATAGAACAGGCAAGAATTGGAACGTGCATTAGTCGGTAATTTTTATTTCTGAAATTATTTGGCCCACGACCTGACTACCCGGCCCTCCGGCTGTTAAACCTACAGCCTGCGCAGAAGTCAAGGTTGCTGCGGCGTCACCTGCTGAACCTGCGGCGGTAGAAATTACGTCACTGAAATTAGGTGATGCTCCTGTTGTTAATGCCGAAGTTGGGACTACATCGCCCTGCAAATATGTAGAACTGAAGGAATACGCCTCCCCATTTGAACTATTCTGCGTCGCGACTACAGTGCCGGGGCTATAGATTCCTGATGTGATCGTACCCGCTGATAATTGCCCGGCGTTATCTCCTATAGCAGTATCAACCCCAGTACCCGAAATCGAAAAACTTGAACCGACGCGGGTTGCCTGAGTTGCCGCCGCTGTAGTAGTGAGACTCGCCGACGCCGAAATAGTGTGATGTATATCAGCCCTAAGAGGAGTTGATACGAGGAAAGCAGCGAGGAAGAAAAGAGAGTTTTTCATTTTTTTAAGCGGCCTGTAACGTTGTCTATATCTTTATTAGTT